TTGTTTTAAATAGGCCAAAGGATTTATTCCATTTTAAAGGATAAGTATGATTGGAACATATTATGTATAGGTTATCAGGATGTCCTTGATTAATCCATTGTAAATATTTAGTATAGGATGTCGCATTTGTTTCAATTAAGTCGTCAATTATGTATATTCTCCTTTTGGTTGGTCTTGGTAGCCATTCTATCACTTTAACAATACTCCATTGAGGTAGCACGCCATGTACATAATGTGATATCTGGTCAGCAAGCCTAGTTTTCCCACTTTGTAGAGGACCTTCAAGACGTATTATATTAAAGTCTTGACCAGAATTAGCTTTAGCATCATTTCGATCAATTATCCCTTTCAAAAAATTCTTGCGTTCTTTAATGTCATCTTCAGTCATAGTTTTGGTAGATATTGCGCTATTTAAAAACTGGTATTCTCTCAAAGCTGTTTGATAAAGGATAATTCCTAATACGTCATTAATGGTAACAGGTCGTTTCTGTATATTTGCAGCATTAACTTCGTCAGATGATGTAACAAAGTTAAAGGAAAGATGTGAAAAATCAGGTTTACGATGTGCATTTAAACCTGTACGTCCTTGCACTTTATCATCTATCACTTCAAATCTTAATATACGATCCCAGGTAGCTTTTGCGGCTTCTTTTTCTAGTACGCGCAATAGATCAGGGCATATATTATTAGATGTTAGGTAAACAATTCTTGCATTAAATGGTTGTTGTTTTCCAGATAAATGAGCTGACTCTAAGTTGAAATGATCACCAGATATAATTTGGTTAATATGAGCTAAGTTAGGGTCTAATTCTTTTAAAGCCATAAATTCTTGTATTTCCGCAAAGGCAGCTCCTCCGTAAGGGCCATAAAAACCTGTGTCTTTAGATTTATTAAGGTTGTAGATTGTTTTAGGTAATCCAAGAATACCTGCAATATATTCTGTTACATACGTGCATAATCTTGATTTACCTAATCCTTTCTTTCCTCCAAAGAAGACACCAAAAGTTTCTACTCTCTTACATGCATCACCAATAATTTTAATAGCTTCAATTTTCTCTTGTAGCTTATTAATATTGGTAAGTATGAGAGAATACGCTGATTTAGCTGCATGACTTAAGTCGCGGCTCTTGTACTTG